CTCGCCGACGAGCTCGCACCCGATGAAGCCGCCCGCACCGCCGCCGCCTCTTCCGAAGAGGAAGACGACGACGAGGATGACGAGGACGACACCGATACCGGCAGCGAAACCGAGCGCTCCGCCGACCCAATTTCTCCAGTTCCACCCATTCCAGCAGCACAAAGGACGCCAACCATGGCAGAAGAAATCGTAGACCTCGCAGCCAAGAAAGCGGAGCGCACCGCCCGGCTTCGCACGCTCCAGACGGCGTACCCTGAGCACTTCAGCGAGCGCCATCTCAACGCGGCCATCGACCTCGACACCCCCGTCGAGCGCGTGCAGGATGCCATCTTCGACGGCATCGCCCGCGCCTCCGAGCGCACCGAAGTCCCCACCATCGCCGACGAACTCTTCGGCAGCATGAGCGAAGGCGAGCGCAAGCGCTACTCCATCGCCGCTGCATACCGTGCTGCTGTCAACCAGCAGAGCCGCGGCACCTTCGGCGGCGACAGCGGCTACGAGCTGGAGGTCAGCACCGAGCTTCGCAAGCTGGCTACCGCGCGCGGCATCAAGGACATCGGCACCGGCATCCTCATCCCCAGCGCCACCACGCGCACCCTCTGGAAGGGTGGCCGCCCCGCGGAGCGCACCATCTCCTCCGGCGGTAATGCCGGTACGGCCAGCAACTTCACCACGGTCGACGCCGACCCCATCGAGTTGCTGCGCTCCCGTACGGGGTGTCTCGCGCTCGGTGCCCGCATGCTGACCGGCCTGCAGGGTGCAGTCCAGATGACCCGGCAGAACGCCGCGGCGTCCAGCAGCTGGGAAGCTGAACTCGGTTCGGCGAGCCCGTCCGATCCCGGCTTCGAATTCTTCACCATGAAGCCGAACCGGCTCAGCATGGCCAGCTCCTATACTCGCGACTTCCTCGCGCAGTCGCAGATGGCCATCGAGTCCATCCTCGCCGACGACCGCATGGCCGTCCTCGCCCGCTCGCTGGATACGGCTGCTATCGCCGGTTCCGGCGCAGCGCCGGTGCCGAAGGGGCTGCTGAACTACAGCGGTCTCGCTGCCGTCCTCGCGGGCACCCTCCGCGCCTCCAACGGCACGGTTACCGCCGGCGCCGGCGGCGTTCCGCTCACCTACGTCGACTTCAACAACATGGAAGCGGCCATCGCCACGGCGAATGCGGACATCGGTACGCTGGCGTGGCTCACCACCCCCAAGGTGCGTGCTGCTGCCCGCAGCACACCCAAGATCCCGGGAACGGCGAGCGAGTTCTGCTGGCCGGACTCCAAGGTCGGCGCGAACGGCGTCCAGGAGGGTCCTCTGGGCTACAACGCCCTCTGCACCTCCAACAGCGTCCTCACCGGCTTCACGGCGAACAGCGTTGCGAACCTCCACGCCGCCATCCTCGGCGTCTGGTCGCAGATGCTCATCGGCGACTGGGGCCTGTCGGAGGTCATCGTGGACCCGTACACCGGCGCAGCCAACGCGGTGGTCAACATCACCGAGCACGGATTCTACGATGTGAACTTCCGTCACATCCAGAGCTTCGTCGCCTGCACCTCGGCGCTGCCCAGCTAAGACCAACGTACGGGGCGGCCGCAACCACGGCCGCCCCCCATCTTTCCGCAGCAAACCACTCCGACCGGGAGGTCTTCCATCATGTCCAAGCTCACCACCATCGCCGTGCTCGTCGCAGGCATTGCCGCACGCTACCCCAGCCTCGACCCCGGCACCGTCGACCTGCAAGCCGGGGAAGACTCCGTCGACCTGCAGGCCGCAGCCTTCCGGCCCTTCTCCGCCGCCGGCAAGACCGTCCACATCAAAGCCACCGAGCACTTCTTCGTCGCCGGTCAGGTCATCACCAAGGACGACATCGTCGAAGTCCCCGAGGGCGACGCCAGGCACATCATCGGCATGGACAAAGCTGCCCTCGCCACCGATGACGAGATTGCCGCAGCCAAGGCCGAGCCCGCCAAGAAGGCAAGCAAGTAGCCCATGCCCATCCTGACGCGCGATCTGCGAGCGTTCTGCAGGCCGCCGATGGGTGTTCCCGTCACCTTCCAGGGGGTGTCGCGCTACGCCGACGATGGCACGCCCATCTGCGGTCTGCTCGACACCCCCATGGCCGTCGCTCTGCAGGACGGTGGCGTGGGAGGCGTGGATATGGAGTCGCTCGAGCTGCGGTTGCCCTTCAACGCCTTTCGCCCCATGCCCGCCGCGCGGGACGCCATCACCGTCGACGGCACCGACTACACCGTCTACCCACCCACCGCCGAGGATGATGGCGCCTTCCTCTGCTACCAGCTCAAGTTGGCCTCCCTTTGAGTACCAAAGCCGCACAGTCCATCCAGTCCGACATCCTCGACGCCATCGTCGCGGCGCTCGGCGGCAACGCCAACGGTGCCTATCGCTGCCGGTTTGAGGCCTTCCAGGCGTCGGAGCTGCCCGCCGACAACGTCATCCCCGAAGACGAGTCGCCGCAGTACGACTCCATCAACGACATCGACAACGTCTTCCAGTTCCACGTCCTGCACACCGGCGCATCGGTGGATGAGGTCGACAAGGCCATCGACCGCCGCTACGTCACCGGCCAGCATGCCATCCTCGCCGACCCCACGCTCGGCGGCCTCGTCCGCATGACGCGCTACCGTGGCCGCAAGTGGGAGATGGACGGCGGCAAGAACCTCGACACCGTCACCCTCAAAGTCACCTACGAATGCGAGTTCTCGCAGGACAAGGCCGACCCCAGCAAACCCGGCTTTTGATTCAATTCCGCCTTTTGCTCTACAAGCTACTCGACCTTAGTTCCACCGATTCCGAAAGGAGCACCTGATGTCCACCGCTACCCACGAAGCAAAAGACCCGAACGTTCTGGCCGATATCTCGGCCGCTGCCGACGAGGCCTACGAGAACATCCTCGCCGCCATCAACGCCACTGCCGACGATGGCCTGGAAGCCGCCTACAGCGACCCTCGCACCGAGCTCATCATCAAGGAACTCGTCGCCTCCGCGCACCTGGCCAAGAGCGGCCTGCGCATCAAGGTCGTCCAGGCATCGCAGATGTCGCTCGAAGACCTCCGCGAGTTCGCCGGCCTTGACGACGAGGAAGACGTTATCGAAGGCCTGATCGATCTGCAGGCTACGTCGCTGCCCAAGAAGCTCACCGGCGACCTCGCGCAGACCAGCGTCGGCTCCGGAACGGCCATCGCCATCACCGGCACCACCGCCAGCGCGTCGGCGGTCATCACGTCGCCGTCGTCCACCACGGGCATCACCATCGGTATGCCGATCACCGGCACCGGCGTCCCGGTCGGCACCACCATCATTGGGCTCAGCCCGTTGACGATGTCCACCAACGCCACCGCCTCCGGCTCGAGCGTTGCGCTCTCCGTCGGTGGCGAGACGCAGGTCATCGGCCTGGCCGAGTGGACGCTCGACTGGAAGCGCAAGACCGTCGACGCCACCACCACCGACGACGACACCTACGAGTCCTCGCTGGGATCCACCGCGAGCTGGACCGTCAAGGCCAAGTACATGTTCATCGACGGCGACTCCTCCCAGGCGACGTTCATCCTGGCGACGATCCAGACGCCGCAGGGTGCGCAGCTCTGGAACTTCTTCCCGACCATCGCTGTCGGCCGCGCCGGCTTCCACGGCTTCGCCTACATCGACGGCATCACCATCGCCGCCGGCACCGGCAAGATCGTCGGCCTGGACGTCAGCCTCAAGGGCACCGGCCCACTCACCGTCGCCACCCAGCTCGCACCGGTAGCGCAGGCGCTCACCAACACCGGCGAACAGTCCGAGGACTAAACCACATCCCACCGCAGTAAACTCGTCCACCCAAGCAGCCCCGTCATTATTGGCGGGGCTGACTTGCTGGCATAGATTTCTTGGATGGCAGCAAAACTAGTCCACATCGTCCATCCCAGCTTTTGACCGCTTTCCGCCATTGGCCGTACACACTGGCCATGAGCACTCGCCTCCTCCCCGGCATCCAGCGTGGCGCTATCGCCGTCGAACTCGACCTCGAGCGTCCACGCATCATCTTCTTCGACCACGCCGCCACCTGGCTGTTGGTCCAGCGCTACGGCAGTCAGTTCATCCCCGAGCTCTATGAGGTCACCAAGGACCCCCGCAAGCTCGAGCTCAAGAGCATGGATGCCCTTGCCTACTTTCTCTGGGCAGGCCTTCAGCTTGACGCCAAAGAGACCGGCGACGCCTTCAGCCTCCAGGATGCCGAGGCGCAGCTCACCCCCATGCATTACATCCGCGCCTTCAACGGCGTGGTGCTCGCCCTCTCCGGATCCATGGGCCGCCCGGTGATGCCGGGAAAAACGGTAGCGATCAGCGCGGCGGCGGCGCCGACCGTGGACGGCCAGCCGAGCGAACCCGAGACGCGCAAGGCCGCTTCTGCAAAGCGGCCGCAGGATCCGGGGCCCACCCGGATTATGACTTCGACGAGTACGAGAGGTTCGCAATCGCCGCCCTCGGTTGGTCGCCGGAGCGTTTCTGGTCGGTAACCCAGCGTGAGTTCAACCTCGCGCGGCAGGGATTCTACGGGCAACAGGAAGAGCGCAAGCGCGCTCAAGCCTTCTGGATGTCGCTGCTACTCTCCGCACAGACCGGGGAGCAGGTCTCCATCGCCCAGCTCATGGGCGAGGAAGCCGTGGACGTCGCCGGCCGCACGGCAGAGGCAGAAGATGCCGCCAAGCTGCTCGAAAAGAAGATGAAGAAAGCAGGCCTCCATGTCGCCACGTAACCGGGTAGACCTGCAGGCGCGCGGGCGCGGCATCGTCATCAAGATCGAAGGCGACGGCGAGAGTGCGCGCCGCGCCCTTGAGATGGTCCGCGAGCAACTGCAGCAGACCGCCGAAAAGGGTGAGGAAACCAGCAACATCCTCACGGAGGCCATGGAGCGCATCAAGCGCGTCGTCGAATTCGAGGTCATCTACGAGGGCCTCCATCGCCTCGTCGACGGCATGAAGGAGCTGGTCGTCGGCTCGCTGGAGATGGGTGAGGCCTTGGAGCAGGCCAGCAAGAAGACGGGCCTCTCCGTCGAAGCCCTGTCCGTGATGCACTACGCCAGCAAGCAACTGGGCATGGACTTCGACGGCCTGGTCACTGGGATCGGCCGTTTCGACAAAAACATCTCCGAGGCCGCGACCGGCAACAAGCAACTCGCCGCCGACTTCAAGGCCATGGGCCTCGACGCCAAGGACCTCGCCGGCCGCACCGACGGCGCAGAGGTAGCCTTCCACCGGTTCATCTCCACCTTGGCCGTCACCACCAACGCCTCCGACCGCAACCGTCTCGCCACCGACATGATGGGCAAAGCTGGCATCGCGCAGATCCCGGTGCTCGTCGAGCTGGCCAACCACTGGGACGAGATGAAGGGAAAGGCCGAGGCCGCCGGCGTCCTGATGAACGGCGAGACAGCCGAGGCGCTCGCGCAGACCAACCAGAAGATGAAGGAGCTGGGCCAGAACATCACCGGCGCGGGGATCTCGTTCACCGACGGCCTCATCCCCGGCCTAAACCAGATGATGGACGTCATCCGCGACGGCAAGAGCGACCGCGACGTCTTCAAGGAGTGGGGTAAGGACATCTCCACCATGCTGGCCTACGCTGCGTCCGCAGCCTACGGCCTCGCGTCCGGCATGGACACCGTCTTCGCATTGGGGGAGGGCGGCAAGCTCACCAAGTTCGGCCAGATCGATCTGCAGGAAGCCAAGGACTTCGCCGAGAAGGCCGCAGCCTTCCGCGACATCGCCATGGGCATCAAGCCCCAGAAGTCGCAGCTTGACTCGTTCCTGCACGCTCCCGACCTGAACCCGGACGCGCAGGCGAACATCAAGCCCTTCCACGCTCAGCCGCTCGGCGAGGGGAAGGCCAAGTCCGACAACTCGTTCAACACCGCCGCTGCCCAGCTTGCCGAAGAGCAGGGCAAACTGCTCGCCACCACGCAAAAGGCGATTGACGAACAGCAGCTCGCGGAGCTCGAAGCCCAGCACAAGATGCTGCTCGTCGACGACCAAACCTTCTTCTCCGAGAAACTCCGACTGCAGAACGATGCCCTGGATGCCGAGATCAACGCACTCAGAACGAAGGGTGCCGAACTGCAGGCGCTGTACGACAAGCAGCACGCCGACAAGACCCTGAAGCGCGACAAGTCCGGCGACTCCGCCGAGGAGTTGCGCACCCAGAAAGAGATGCTGCAGGTGCAGGAGCAGATCATCGCCCTGCAGACCAGCAAAGGCCGCAATGCCAGCGCCATCACCGCCGAGCAGTCCGCCGCGGCCAAGGCCACCGAACTCAACAGCCTGAAGATCGCCGCCGACCTTGAGAAGGAGCGCAACGCCGGCATCACCGCGCAGATCGCTCTGATCGAGCGCGAGCACGAACTCGAGGCGCAGAAGATTACCAACGCCGGCGGCTCGCCGCAGGACGCCGCGAACATCCGCGCGCAGGGTGAAGTGCTGGCCAACAAGCTCCGCATCGAGGAGGTCAACAAGCAGATCATCGCGACCGAGAACGACTACGCTCTGGCCGTGGAGCGCGTCGCCGATGCGGCGAAGAAGGACCCGCGGCTGAAGTCCGCCGCCGAGAAGGAGATCAACGAGCTCAACAAGCAGGAGGCCAACGCGCTGCGGGATCTCGTCGCACAGTACGATGCGCTGGCGAAAGAGCTCGGCGGCCCGTTTCTGGAGGAAGCCGCCAAGCTGAACGCGGAGCTCGACAAGCTGAGCACCCCCTCGAAGAAGGGCGACTCCGACTTTACCAAG